CCTGCACCAGGATCAGGTTGTCGGTCAGCCGCGCCGGCACGAACATGCGCGACATCTGCGTGACCCGATCCTCCAGCACCTCGTAGCCGCCCGGCGCCGGGTTGACGAAATACGATCGCACCCAATGGTGGCCCGGCCCGCCTGGATTGGCGGCCGATCGGATCCGCTTGGTCGGGACATCATGCGGCGAGCGCAGCCGGGCGCGCAGGTAGCGGTAAGCCTTGTCGGTCGCCCACTGCGTGAGCTCGTCCCAGCCGATCCAGGTGTACTGGTGGCCCTGGTAGCGCTGCCGGTGGCGCTCTTGCTCAAGGTAGCGGAACTTGAGCCACGCCCCGTTCGGCCAGCGATAGGTCTTGTGCACCTCGTTCCACGTCGCGCCGGTCGACGGAAAGATGTCGTGCGCGCGGCCCATGAGCTCTTCGAGCTCGGGATAGGTGCGACGGAAGATGACACCCTGCCACGCCTCGCCATAGGTCGGCACATCTTGCAGGAAATCGCCCAGCAGCAAATCGGATTTGCCGCCGCCGGCCGCGCCGCCGTAGAAGAGCTCATTGCACCACGTCGCGGACAGAGCGTCGGTCTGCGGCCCCGGCTGCGGCGCCCATGCACCGCGCAGCGTGCGGCGGATGTCGCTCACCAGAACCCTCGCCGCTTGGCCTGCGCCGCCACTGCCGCCCGCGCGCCGGCGAGCTCCTGGCGCAGCGTCTCAGTCTCACGCCGCAGCCGCTCGTTCTCGGCGAGGAGCTCGCGCATGGCCGCGACGGCCTGCTTCATGTCGGCAACCGTGGTGCCGACAAGCTGCAGATCCGAGGTGCGGATCGGCTCGTTGAGCGCCTCGCTCAGGTCGGCGACCGCCTGTTCGATGTCGGAGGCCTCGGGCGCTTCATGTGCGAGCTCGCTCATTGCTGCTCTCCGAAACATCCCAGCGTCGCCACGCCGTCGACGTAGCGCATCTCCCAGTGCTTGCCCGTGCTGCAGACGAACTGCGGATCGATCGAACCATGCTGCGCGGTCGTCAGTATGATCACGACCACGATCGCCACCCCGCCGAGCACCGCGGCGAGTACCGTGTTCTCGTGCAGCCACTTCATGAGCCCGCCCTCCCGTTGCCGTTCGCGTGGCCGTTCGGCTTGGGCAGGAGCTCGTGCTTGCGCCGCTCCAGCCATTCCTCGCGACTTTCGACCGGCGGTCGATCGACGAACATCAGGTTGACGTTTAAACTGTGCGTGTCGCCGACCGCGACGAACATGCCAAGGTGCTTGCCGATGAGCTCAAGCGCCTTGTTGGCGCCGGCACTGTCGAATTTCCATTCGCCGATCACATTGCCATCGTCGTCGAGCACCGCCTTTTTCTGCGTCGATCGCTCGGCAATCTCGACCAACATTTTGAGCACCCACTCCTTCGATACGCCCAGCCGCTCGGTCGCCTGCGCGAGCGCCGCTGTATCCGATGCTGTAATTTCTGCCCGGATTTCATCGATCCGCTGTGCAATGCTGTGACGCCGCTGCAGCCGCGAGGACGCAGCGCGATCGTCTCGCCCATAGAAAACCCTGTAGCAAGCCGTCGCATTGCCTGCGTGCTCACCACGCACGAACGCTTGCGCGAACGCCTCATGCCGTGGGTTTTTCAACGCTGGCATTTGCTGTCTCCAGGATCTCAGCCGCTCTGTTCAAGCAGTCGGCGACGCCCATCTCATGATCGGCGAGCGCCGGTAGCCGCAGCAACTTCGCAATCGGCTCCGGTATCTTTGCCCCATTGGCGTAGCCATGGGATGCCCGCAGAGAGATGCCGAGCCACTTGGCCGCCGCTGCCTGAGATAGGCCCAGAACATCAAGGGCGGCCTCGTATTGGCGCGCGGTCATCAGATCGCCTCCACCGCCACATGAAGGATATGGACAGTCTTGCCCGTCACGCGGTCGATCAGATCGCGGCCGACCTTGCGGCGCTCACCAGTGGCATGGGTTTCGGCCGATGCGAGATTGCGGGTTTTGAACTCGCGAACCCGACCATCAGCGAACAGAGTCACAACCTTGTGGGTCTTGGGAGCGGCGAGCGCGGCGGCGATCAGCGGGTGGGTCATTTCCGTCTCCGGTTTCGATGCCCCTAATATACGCAATCCTTGCGTATACGCAAGTCATGCGTAATCACGAATTGTTACAGCCGCCCTTATGAACTCTGCCGCGACTTGCGGGACGATCGCGTTGCCTACCCATGCCTCCGCAATCCGACGAAGTTCAGCCTCGCCCCAGTCACCCATCCCGGCATTCAGGGCATGGCAAACAATTCGCACGTTTCCTGACACATAGCCCAAGGCGGGAACGATGCGGTCAAGGCTGGGGCTTGTTGCACAGCGCGGCCCTGCCAGGGTCAGCGGCACGCCAGATAACTGACATCGACCCGCATCAATGACAGTCTGTAGAGCAGCAATATCAACCGCAGAAAGCGCGAAGGTAATTTGCTTTTCGCGTGCTCGAACCCGAGCACCGGCAACCAGACACATCGCTCGTTTGGTCGTGCGTCGTCGCGCATTCCTGGCGAGTAGATGCGCGCGGTTCTTCGCTCGCCAAGCGGCAGCCTTCGCACGAAGCTCGTTGCCTTTTGCAGCGCGTCGTTCGCGAGCATAGGCGCGCTTGCGGTCAGGGCTTTGTGGCATCGAAGGCTCCCATTGCTGCTTCGATAAACGCAGCGGCTACTTGGGGCACGATTGCGTTTCCATACGCTCTCAACATGCCGACCCTCGATTTGCCTTCGAAGGGGCTGCCTGATCCCAACTTGAAGGATAGCCCATCAAGAAGCGGGAATGTGCCGGGTTCAACTGGCCGCGCTTTTCCATCGGTGCAGGGGAGCCAGTCACTTGCCCACGGACTTGCTTGTCCAGCGAATGCGTGTGCTGGTTGATCCCCGAACCGTGGCCATCCGCCGCCTGGGGCGTCGCCCAGCTCGCCAACTGCGATGCGCTGCTGAGCGTGTGGCTGACCGTCGATCCCTTCGGGCGCGAGCCCGGCGATTCCGAATCCTCCCGCAATGGCGTCGGCCAAGCGCAAAGCTCCACCACCTTGCGGCTGCTGTCGTTGTTCCCCGCCTCGTTGTAGCCGCGCTGCGCTGGCGTCCCCGCCATCGGTGTCGGCCATGGTGCCAGCGCCTCGATGTTGCGCGATGCACGGCTCTGCTGCCACCACGGCACGCCGTCCTTCCATGGGGCCGGCGGCGAAATTGAAGCCACTATTGTCAAAACTTGAGTTGATAGCTTGTACGAACCCACACCCTTCATCTTTCCCGCTTGTCTGTGGCGCTCGTTCCGAGCATCCTTCGTCTCTGGACTCTCTCCAGTTTCTTCCGCATTTGGGCTCGTCCAATGCGCCAATGAACCAAGTTCGCGCTCGGATGTGCGGAGCCCCGATGCCACAAGCTGGTAGTACGGCCGCCCCGCAGGCGTAGCCTTCCGGTTCCAAGTCAGCGAAAACAGCGTCGAGCCAGCCCCATCCAATTGCCGCCTCAACCTGCTCTCCAAAGACGATTGCAGGGCGCCGCTCGGCGATGAGAGGAAACCAGCGAGGCCACAGGTGGCGTTCGTCATCGGCCGCCTTGCCCGCGCCGGCGGCGCTGAAAGGCTGGCAGGGGCAAGAGCCTGTCCAAACAGGTCTGTCATCTGGCCAGCCGGCAAGCCGGAGGGCGAGGGACCATCCGCCGATCCCGGCGAAGAAGTGGCACTGACGATAGGGCCGCAGGTCGTCAGGTCGAACATCGGCAATTGAACGGGTGTCGACATCGCCGGGCGCGATGTGTCCGGCGGCGATGAGGTTGCGGAGCCATTGGGCGGCATAGGGGTCGATCTCGTTGTAGTAGGCGGTCAATCGGGCGTCACGTTTGGCGACATGGGCCGCCTCCATCATTTGGCCGCGCCCCTCATCCGATCGGCTTGCCGCTCCGAGATGGCCGCCGACTTGACCATCGCCGAGGCGCGCTTGGCGACCTCGTGCTGGTCGCGGGCGTGCTTGCTGATATCCTTCATGAGATCCTTATCCCCGTGGACCTCCTCAGCGCGCTGCAGAGTGCGTAGCCCGTCCTGGGCTCTGTAGCGACGCTCCTCATCGTTTGACGCACCAGCGGCCTTCCCTGCGGCTTGGCGGCCTACGCTGTAGCCGATCGCGACCGCCTGCTTGGGATCCTTGCCGGCGGCGATCTCGCGTTTGATGTTTTCCTTGCGGGCAGCCTTGCCCGGCTTTTTGATCAATGGCATGGCTCTACCTCCTTGTTGAAGTTTTCCAGAAGCACCCACACAACCGCGTAGCGTTTCGATCTTGTCAGCTTACGCCGGTTGCTATCGACGATGCGGCCCATCTCCGTGAGCTCGACCCGGCGCGGCCGCTGCGTGTTGGCCGGCATTGGAATGTCGCGCTGCATTTCCTCGTCGGTGGCGCCGCCGGCATGCGATTTCAGAAACTCGACAACCTCGGCGTGGAGCGGCCCGATCCGGGATTTTATCCGCTCCGCCGCCGCCCGCGAGGTTTCGCTGTGCCTCTGCGATGGCGGCTTGCCACCGTACAAAGGGTAACCGAATAGGTCTTTCTGCTCATCGCTCATCAGCCCCACCCCTTCGCTCTGATGGTCGCTGCCAGGATCGGCGATGCCTCTAGCGCCGCCTTTTTCGGTTCCCTTTTTTCTTCCTCGCCAAGCCCCTTCTCGGCACCTTGCTCAGAGGTAGTAAGGGAAGTATCTTTCTTACTTATTTGGTTAGCATTCCATGTGGATGCGTTTTGCATATGCACTTGCATTACACCTGCATTGCGTTTGCTCCACCTTTTCCCTGCAGAAACAACACGCTTGGCTCTTATTCGCTGAATTCCAATCCATGTGTCAGACAATCTTTTTTGAGACAATGATACATCCGTAACTATCATTGGTCGCAGTACGCAGTCGGCGATCGCGGACCACCGCCTCGCCGTCACGCCGGCGATGTGAGCGAGCTCGCCCGGATTGTTCGGCAGCCGGCCCCCATGCCGCCACATCGCAAACAGCAACCGGCAATAGGCGCCGAATTCCTCGGCCGACATGTGCTGCGTGTCCGCGACCAGCGCGTCGGTTTTCAACGGCATGATCGGGAGCTCGGCCATCGTCAGTTCCGCGGGTTGTAGGCGAGCGCACTGTGGGTGCGGCAGTACGGTCGGCCGCGGAAAACGTCGGCGTCATGCGCGCCGCAGAAATAAAACTCCGGGCTGCCGACATTGCCGTGCGGCCAGCGGCAGGAAAAGTTGGTGAGCTCCATCAGCGAGCACGGCCACGGCGGCTCGGGCGGGCGCCGTGGCTTGTATTTCTCGGGCGCGGGTCGCGAGGCGCGGGTCTTTTTTCGGCGCTTCCTCGGCCCCCTGGAGCGCGGCGGGCCATAGGCCCCCTGCTTGAGCGTGATGCCGTATCGGCGGGCGGCGCTGATCACCGCGTTGCGAGTGCATCCCAATGCCTCCGCGACCTCCGACGCCGGCGCGCCGCGCCGCGCCATCGTGCGCAGGGTTTCGATATGCTCGGGATGCTCGACCCACCATGTCATGGCAGAACCTCCAAAGCACGGCACGCCAGCGTGGTTGCGCGCTCCAGGATGCTATCGGCGATTTGCTGCGTCTCAGGTTCGCTTCGCCCGCTCCGCGACAACTGCAGCGGACGTTCCCTGAAACCCGTCGCACGCAATGCCGCCTCGTAGGCGATCGCGATCCGCAGCTTCTCGAGCCCGACGAAATGGCTGTCGCGGCGCGTCTCAAGCTGCGCATAGTCGAACGCCCGGGTAAATCGCTCACGACCGACCTTGTCGATATGCGTCTCCTCCTCGGCGCTCATCTGCCGGCTCGGCTTGCGCGCTCGTCGGAGTGCGATCACAGCGGGATCTCCAGCGCCAATTGCATCGCGTGCGCCCAATGCTCGGGCGTCGCCTCCACCGGCACCACGCATGCGGAGCGCGCGATATAGGGCGCCATCCGCCTGCAGGCGTGCAGCACCGTCCAATGGTCGCGATTGCCAAACCGGCGCCCGATCTGGGCAAGCGAGAGATCCGTCAGCCGCCGGGCGATCGCGATCCCGACCATCCGCGCGGTCGTTGCCTCCACGCTGCGCGATGCTTCCAAATCCGATTTCAGCACGCCGAATTCGACGCACACCGCACGCTTGATCCGATCGACCGTTCTGCTCGGCCATGCCGACCCGGCCGCCTCGGTCGCGCGCGTTTCGGCCAGCATGCAGGATCCTCCCCGATCGAGGGGTTAGCGTTGTGCAGCCTGGACCTGTGATTTGGGCGGAGCTCGATCGAGCATGCCCCACAGCCCAATCGGCGCAGTGAGGCCGCGCCGCAGGAGCTCACCCTTGATGGCGACGTAGGTGCGGGCCGGGAAACGGCCGTTAATGCGCCAGTTGTAGACCGCGGTGCGCTTCGCTCCGGTGAGCGCAACGATCTCCCTCGCGCCGCCGAGCGCGTCGAACACCTTCGCCACGGTCGTGAGTTGGACCGGCTGAGCCATGCCCCGCTTTATCTCAAATTACTTGACTGGACAAGCTGTCATGTTTTATGACATTTGGTCCCGGAACCTCTGGCGCAGGGTGTTAATTCCTACAGGGGTGCCATTAAATGTGATACGCACCTCGTAAGGAATTGATTCCAATGGGCAACTTTCACAAACTCTATTTCCAGAGGCGCACCGGCCCGCCTCTCCGATACCAATGTCATGACGTTTACAGCACCCGCTCGATTGCACAGGTAGTCCCGCATGAAAGGGCATGCGTGGAGGCTGCAGGCACATGCGTGGAGCTCGCAAGCGTCTGCGAGGGAGCCCCGGTCGCTCTCGCATGACGCGATCGTCTGACGATTTTGAGGACCAGGAAGCCGTGCGGCTGCGGCTGCGCGCCCTGCCACGCGCGCTCGGATATCGGACGCAGACCGCGTTCGCCGCGGCGCTCGGCATCGCCGTCAGCCGCTATTCAAACGCGATCCTGACCGGCGTAATCGGCAAGGATCTGGCGATCACGATCTACCGCAGATTTCCCGGAGTGAGGATCGAGTGGCTGTTTTTCGGCGATCACGCGATGATGCCGCGCGCCCTCATGGAGAAAATCGACGCCGAGATTGAGGAACTGGAGCGCACGCGCCGCTAACGCTTGCGCCGGCCCAGGAGCAGGTCGCGGCACCTGAGCGCATCATCCGACACCTTGCGCGCCTCGTCATCCTCCAGCGGCATCAGCAGACCCATAATCTCCGCTGAGACCACCGCCAGCGCCCTGGCCCTGAGCTCTCTCTCCCGGTCCACATCGCTGGGCATGCTTCCTCCTATTTTACCGCATTTTGATTGCCTGTCGCTCGCCCCACGTCATCATTTCACAAGTTCGGCGCGGGAAATATTGGACCCAGGGACAGGGTCCGAGAGCGGTATCTGGGAAGCACCCGCTCCGGGTGTGCCCATTCCGCACCGATATTAACCTTTCGTCAAATAATATGAAGCCGCGACAGTCTGCCGCACCTGTCAACTTTTATCATATTTTCTGAACATCTCGATTGCGTTCCCATATTTTATGACGTACGAATGCTCCCGTTGAATTCCACTGGAGCCCGACGATGACCACCTGGAATGACCTCGATCGCTCGATCCGCGCCACCGGCGCGATCGACCCGACCCTGGTCGCGGCGCTGATCGAGCACCGCGCCTATCAAGAGCACCGCGCCTGGGCCGACGCCGGCCTGCCGCGCCCGATGGCGGTCTGCTTCGCCGAGGCGTGCACCATGGTCTGGACCCGCGCCAGGACGATCCTCGACAACGAGCTCGCCCTGCGCACGCGCGCCGCCATGCCGGCCGCCGAGCAATTCGCCCGCTCCGCCGACCTGGAGGCCGAGCTCGCCGATCGCGCGCTGCCGCCGCGCCCCTACGACGCGCGCGAGTGGCGCGAGAAGGCGGCCCGGCTGCGCCGCTCCCGTTTTCACCTGATCGCCGCGGAGTGATCGCCATGTACTGCCGCACCCTTGGCTGCCTGTTCACCGCAATCCCGGCCAGCGACTGCCCGGCCGACGGTTACCTCGCCGTCCAGGTCGACCGCGCCGGTAACTCGACCGAGCTCGGCCACTTCGACACCGAGGAGGAGGCCGAGGCCTGCGCCGCCGCCGAGCGCGAGCGCCTGCTGGAGGCCAACAGCCAGTTTGGGGTCGGGGCGTGACTGAAACATTTCGTGATCACGCGCCACTTGCGTATACGCAAAATCTGCGTATATGTGGGTCATCGAACAACGAGGACACGCCGATGACCGCCTCCTTCAAGCAAGCCCTGGTTTCCTCCTACGCCCGCCACGACTGGATCGAGAAGGCCACCGCGGCGCTGCGCACCCGGTTCGCCGAGCTCGCCTACACCGTCCCGGCCGAGGTTCGCGTCTCGATCGGCTTTCCCAAGGGCTCGGGCTCGGGCAACTCGACCAAGATCGGCCAGTGCTGGGCGCCGGCCGCCTCGACCGACAAATACTCCGAGATTTTCGTCTCGCCTGAGCTCAACGACGGCGCCCGCATCATGGGCGTGCTGGCCCACGAGCTCGTCCACGCGACGGTCGGCTGCGAGGCCGGGCACAAAGCGCCGTTTAAACGCTGCGCCGAGACGATCGGCCTGACCGGCAAGATGACGGCCACCACCGAGACCACCGAATTCAACGCCTGGGCCACCACCGTGATGGCGCGGATCGGCGCCTACCCGGCCGGCGGCATGATCACCGGCGGTCGCAAGAAACAATCGACGCGCCTGCTCAAGTGCGAATGCACCGACTGCGGTTACACCGCGCGCGTCTCCGCCAAATGGGTCGCCGAGGGCACGCCGATCTGCCCGATCGACGACCTCCCGATGCACTGCGACGCTCTCTGAGAGGGGGATAAAATGACCGACCAATGGAACTGGTGGCGCGCAGCGCTCAAGGGCACCTTCGGGCCCAACCACATCGACGAGCCGCAGGCGGGTTTCTACCGCTCGCGCAGCCGCAGCAAGACGACCGGCGAGGTGACCTTCCGCCCGATCGCCTACTGGTACACCGGGACAGGCGAGCTCCGCTGCAAGCTGGGCAACATCACCCTGGCCGACATCCGCGCCCGCGAGCAGTGGCCGTTCGTCGCCGAGCACCCGATCACCCGGGAGCTCTACGACGCGGTGCGCGCCGGCGGCCCCTGGCCGGGCGAGCACCCGGCGGCGGCGGCCGATCGCAAGAATTCCAACACCGCCCCGGAGGATAATTCCCTGGAGGCGACCCGCGACCGGATCGAGGATCTCGCCCGCGAGGCCGAGAAGGTGATCGCGGCCGGCGCCGCCACCACCAAGGCGGCAGCCGATCGTGCCGCCGACCTCGCCGATCGCCTGCTCGCCCGCGAGAAGAGCGCCGACGTTCGCCGCCGCGAA